AGCTAAAGCATCCTCTTCACCTTCAGTAACCACTACTCTTTTACGAGAAGCACCTGCAAAAGTTCCTTGACCAAATAACTGAATGTTATCTAGTCCGCCTTTAACTCTAAAGTCTTTAGGATACTTACGTATCTTATATGATGTACCATTACTACCTAAGTATGGATAATAAGTTTCACTTACTTCACCATCATTATTAATAGCTGATCGTACTCCAAACATCTCACAAATCTTATTGCTAACCTTACGCTTAGAATGAGTTCTAAAAGGTAAGTCTTCAATAGTCATTTGTGTTTCTTGAACTGGTTGTGACTTAGGCACTTCCATTTCATCGTCTCCATAATAATCAGGGTAGAATTTATTACAGCCTGGAGTCCAGCATTTACCTTTCACTACTTCTGATGTACCATCTTTAAATAGAGAAACATTATCTACTGAACCACAAGCCTTACACGGGGCTTTACCGATAGAGACAGTCATATTTATACCTCAAGTTTAATTAATTTAATATTACAATCTTGTAATAACTCTTTTCCTAAGTTACATTTGTTATAGTTCTCAGCATAGAATACAGTAGTAATTCCAGACTGAATAATAAGTTTAGCACATTCAATACAAGGTACTGTTGTACTATACATTGCTGCAAACTTAGTAGTCTCTGTTGATTGTGCTGCCTTAGCTATAGCATTAGCTTCAGCATGTACTACTTGTGGTAGTGTCTTTTCAAAGTCATTCTTGCATTCATTAGTAAAGTAACCTGCAGGAGTACCATTCCAACCATAAGAAATAATATTAGTTCCTCTGGCTATAACAGCACCTACCTTTCGGTGAGGATCAGTAGACCTAAGAGAAATACGGTAAGAGATCTCCATCAGCATCCGATTGTGTTCCATTATCTTTGACATTATCTTGTCTCCTAATTGTTTCAATTAATTCAGAGACCTTGAGGGAATAAGCTTCTAAAGTAGATAAGTACTCATTCCAATCAATAGCCTCTATATCAAGAAGATATTTTAACTCTTCATTTGCTTCCTCGAGAGCGTCCAGTATCTCCTGAATCGCTTCTTCGCTTGTTAGGATTTCTAAAGATTCGTTCGTAGTTTGATTCATATTTATTTTTATCCACTGGGCGTGGAGTATCTCCTTTACCTGCCATACTCTGTCCTTAATAAATCTTTAGCACGACCAATTAACTGCATCATTTCAAAATAATTATCGCCTTCTTTATAATGAAAGTTAGCAACTGCATTTAGAAATTCATATACAGGATCTACATCAGGCTTACCCCATAAGACATCATCATTGTCTTGATAGAAGTAATCTTCCTGAGTAAATGTTTCTGGATCTTTATAGTCATACTTGTTCATCATCTTTCTCCTTGTATTCATAACATTTAGGTGGACCTTCAAATCCACATTCCCAGAAGTTACCTTTATCTTTATCCCAAACAAAGTAATCATCTTGATAACGTTGAATGTGAATAAGACTACCAGTAAACATTAGTGCATGGAACCATTCATCACCACAACGCTCTTTATATTCACGTTCAATGACACGTTTCCATTCAGTTCTTCCAGAACCTTTAAGCAACTTCTCAGCTGTTTTAACTCCAAGTCTTTTAGGTGACTTAATATTATCAGTCATATCTCCTATCAACACTTGAATATAATAGTTATACTCAGCATCGTCCTCAGATACTGTGTATTCTTTGATATCGCCTCTTTGATTTGGTCTGACATGCTTACCTACAATACAGTCTAAATCTTTATCAGCAGAAATGATAACATAATTCTGTTCTCTTTGCAAACACTTATTTGCTTTACGGCGTACTAAGTCATCTGCTTCAAGACCATGAGAGCGAATGGCTAAGCGTTCCTTGCCTAACCATTCTTTAAGTTCCCTAATAATTTCCATCTCCTTGACTCTATTAGGGTCTGGCTTACGATTGCCTTTATAATCTTTAAAGACTCGATAACGCCAGTTACCAGTACCTCCTACAAAAGAAATTGATTCATCACACCAACTCTCTGTAAGATAGTTCTTCAAGATGTCTAGGTATTTTTCCTTTGCTTCATTAAGGTCTTCTACATTCCAACATGCACGATAGAGTATTCCATCGGCATCTACGATACCTAACATATTATCTCCTTATTGGCAAGCTAAACATTCGTCTTTACTTGCTTGAACTCCGGCCTTACTATATACATAGTAAAGGGCAAGTATATTCGGGTCGAGAAAGGCTTGTTTATGCACCTCATTAATATAAGCTTCTTCCTCATTCGCTGCAAAGAATAAATTAAGGGACTGCCATTGGTCAATATACTTTGAACGTGCTGATGCCATTTGTACAACCGACATTTGTGGAATCTCGAAAGCTGTTTTAAACACTTCTTTCTCATGATCACTTAACCAATCCTCTGCTTGAACAGAACCCATATTATCTCTAATACGTTCTATTGTTCGCTTGTTGTAGACTTCTCTTTCTCGCATGAGTTCGAGTAGAACTGGATTAATTCTATCGACTTCTCCAGCAGCTGTACGTTGAGTGTATACCATTGCTGTGTCAGGGTTAATGCCTTCAGAGATTCCTCCCATGATAAGTGCGGTTGATTTTGTGGGAGCCACGGCAATCCTATGTGTGTTGGCCATTCCATAGCCTTCCATCCATTCAGGTTCTCCCCAAGTTTCTGATATCCATTTGCTAGCTCTTCTAGAGTCATCATCTATCCTTTTAAATATTTCATTGTTTAACATCATTGATTCGAATGAACCAAAGACCATTCTATTTTGTTGTAGTAATGTATGAAAGCCACATACTCCCAAGCCAAGCGCACGACTTTTCTTGGTGAATGCCCTTGCCTTCTCAAGTCCGGAAGTGTTCTTAGACCTGTCAATAAACTCTTGACATACACAATCCAGAAATACTGTAGCTTCAAATATAGCATCTGTATCTTTCCATTCATTATACTTAGCTAAGTTCAGAGAAGACAACACACAAGTATAGGTATATTCTTCTGACGAGTGCAGCATAATCTCAGCACAGAGCTGGGGTGATTTAATATCAAGGTTTTGATCAACATACCATTGAGGTCTCTTATCATTAGCTTTATCAGGGAAGAAGAAGTAACCTTTACCTGTTACCATCTTAGTTCTAAGTGCTTTACCATAACGGCGACGAGATTCTTGATCACCACTAGTTAAGCGAATAATAAACTCTTCACTGATATTCCAACCAATGTTATTACCATCAGGATTATGCTCTAAGTGATCACAGACTTCATCAAAGTCAGCGTGATCAATAGGAACATAACCTGCCCAAGAACCTCTCCGTGCTGTACCTTGAGATACATACTCCATGTCTTGCTGAAAGCCTTTAATGATTGGTAATAGTCCACTTGCTTTTCCTCCAGCACCGATAACAGATCCTCGACCTCGAATGTCTCCAAGGTAACTAGCAGTACCAAACCCTGCTTTAGTTAAGGCTGCTATCTCATGCTTAGCACGATAGATGCTATCAATACTATCACTAATATAAGAGCCAGCACATGATACCGGAAGACCTCTTGTCGTTCCTGTGTTAGCCAATACAGGTGTAGATGGTGATAGCCATCCTTTCCATAGTAAGTTAAAGAATTTCTCTTTCCATTCTTGAGGATTGGGCGTATGAATAGCCAGTGTTGAAGCAATCCTTTCATACTGTGCTTTAGGTGAGCTAGCTTCATACAAATATTTTTCCTTAAACATTTGATAACCGCCTGTACTATACCATTCCGGTAACTCTCCTGCTGCTTGTAGCTTCTTTCGCTCTTCAGACAGTTTATCATAACTCAAAATGCAAACTCCTCTGCAGTCCATCCACGTTCATATTGATTACCTACGCTATTAAAGAAATCATTCATAGCATAGCCATTAATTCCCTTGTAGAACCAATCACCTACTGGATTGTACTTAACATCAAAGACATTATGATAACCCATATTACGCATACAAGTATTAATCCTTGATTGTACAAAGTAATCTAATTGTTTCTCAGAGATACCTTCTATTTCTCCTTTCTCAAAGAGCTTGGAGATGATTTGTTGCTCATGCTCGTAGACAACATGTGCCATGTCTTTGATTGTTGCCTCAAGAGTTTCTTCTTCTTCAGCAGTAATTTCCTTGGCTTCACATTTTTCCTTTAACAGTTGTTGGAACAACCATCCAGATGCTTCTGAATGTAATGCTTCATCTCGTGCTGAAAAGTTAATTCCACTTACTACATTCAATAGTTTATTCTTACCTTGAGACTGGAAGTGTTTCAAGAAAGCAAACGATGAATATAGAATAGCTCCTTCAGCAAATGTAAATGCACCTAATGCATATAGATCATCACCAGATTCTAAGATGCTTTCAAGAATATCAATTCGTTCTTTAAGAACAGGATCTTCTTTATATGAATCATAGAACTCATCGGTAGCAATCTTAAGTTCTTCATTAAGCTTTGCATAGAAAGGAGCATGAACAGACAATTCAATAGCTGAAAATAAACTAGCCATAGACTGAATGTCAGGGCGAGGGAATTTCTTCATAACAAATTCAGACCAGAATTCATTACCAATAATTAACTCGTACTTAACAAACAAACGTAGTACTGTAATAGTAGCATGACGTTCTGCTTCAGTCATGTTAACTAGAATATCTTGAACATCTTTTTCAACCTTTACTTCTTCAGGTGGCCAGAAGATACTAGCCTGTTTGTTCCTGAATTCAACTGCAGTTGGGTAGTCTATAGTAAAAGTATCTTTAGGTGTCATCATTTGAACCACTATCGGTCTCCTTGATTTCTTTTAATTTTATTTTTAAATAATCATCGCCACGCTTGACGTGATATTTTCTAGCGGAAAGTTCAAAGATAATTCGGTCATCAAAACCAAACCAAGACTGCATAGTATCTAATGTAGTCTTAATACAGTTATCGACATCACTCTTTACGCTACTGAAACCAAATATCATTTCAGCACTAAGAGTAGTCTCATTATCTCTTACTCGTTGTGGTGCAGTATAACCCTGCAAGTAAGGTATCATTTCCTCCTGAAATTTTTCATAATCTTTACTTTTCTTTTTGTTCATGTACCAAGCTTTGTTAACACTAATAGGCTTAACAAGAGCATGACACTCAAATAACCATGGGTCATCATGGTCTTCTACATACTCATGGTGAGTCTGATCATATGCTAAACAGAAGTTACCATTGTTAGACTTGTAAGCTATTAACTTACCCTCCCAACCTTTTGATAACTCGTACTTCTCAATGTACATTTGTTTAGCTCTCATAACACCTTGAGATGTTTTCATGTCAACAAAACCTGCTTGGTCTTGTTCACTACTTATTTCATGTATGATTACATGTTCGAGTGTGATAAACTCACTCATAATATTTTCCTTAGTGGACTTCAAAGTAATCTTTACCTACCTTGATATCTCCAGCTTCCATTATGTTTACTCCGAATTGTTTAGGAGCTTCAGCGAAACCAAGCTTAATAATCTCTGTAGCCTTCTCCGCATCTTCAGGCTTAATTTCCCATGAGCATTCATCATGGTACATAAGCAATTGTTTAGCATCTATCTCAGCCTCCTCAAAGCCTTTATTGATTGTTACAATAGTATTCTTCATTAGAATAGCTTCAGCAGATTGAATTAAATAGTTAACTGCTTTATAAGGTTCTTCTGAATAAACTTTACGGCCATCTAAACCGGGGATCCATCCATTAAGCTTAGCGGCGTTCTGAGCTTTCTCAATCAATGCTTCAAAGTTAGGTATCCCACTAATAAGTTTGTCTCTAATGAGTTTACCTTCCTTCTGGCCTCCCTTAATGATCGCAGCACATTTACCTGCACCCGCTCCAAAGATGATTGCGAAGAACAACGGCTTAGCTGTTTTTCTATCAACACCAGCGATATCAGCATGAC